AGATAAAAGCCCTCCAGCCCTTGACTGTTTGACAAGTTCTTGTTGTACAGCTAGACCAATTAGTTTTCCTAATTGACTAGAGGAGGCTTCATCACCCTCTACTTGAGTTCCAGAAGCATCTACATTAACTACTATATTATTACTTCCACCTAAAGCACTATTAGGAGTAACCATGCCACTTACACCAGGGGTAAACATTTCTGGTCCTTTTTCACCGACAATATAAGAACGCCCTCCTTTTGCCGGTCCTCCTGCGTGTAAAAGTCCTCCAAATAAATTTCCTAATAAACCTCTTCCTCCTATCAAACTTCCCCCTACATTTCCAAATAAACCCATATTTAACATTGCGTCTGCCATCTTGTTTAAAACACTGCTAAGAGCACTATTTAAACTATGAGTTCCTGTAATTAAACCTTTTATGGCATCGCTCATTGAAGATGCAAGTGTAAATTGTATTTCGTCTATTATTTCCTTTTGACGTTCCAAAGCAGTTATTCTTTCGCTATCTGCTATAGCCTGTTTAAGCCTTTTTTCATCTATAAGCGCTAGTTCATCTTTGCTTAGACTAAGAACTATTTTTTTAAAGGCTATTTCTTCGGCGGTTGCTGTTAGTGCAAATTCTCTTAATTCATTTTCTTTTTCTATATCTAAAATCCTAGCTTCAGCAGAGTCTTTTATTGCTTGTATTCTTTTGGCTTCTTGATCTCGTAACCTATTTCGTTTTTCCTGCTCGTCATTAAACTCTTTTGCTAAATCTAATTCAGCTTTAGCAATATCAGCACTTAAAATACTTAGCTTATTAGCTTTTTCCGCATTAGCTAAGTTTATTAAATCTTCATCTCCTTTAGCTTCTGCCAAAGCTACTTTATGCTCTTCTGCGATAAGAGACTCTTTTAAAGAGACTACTTCATTATTCAAAAGGTTATTATTTAATTCTCTAAGGTTTATTTCAGTTTCTATAGATTTAATCTTAAGATCAATATTTTCTTTAGTACCTTTTCCAGATTTATCTTCTAAATCTTTTATTTCTTTATCAGTCTTGGCTTTATTTTCAATAACTAATTTATCTCCTAATTTATTTAAAGCAATCGTTAGTTTGGCTATTTCTTTATTTCTTAAATTACTTCCTGATCTTCCACCACCTGAAGCCGATCTTAACTCCGATATTCTATTTTGAATATCTAGTACTTCCGTATTATCAGTATTAGCTAAAGCTCTGTCTCTCTGTCTTTCTTTGGCTCCCTTTGACAGACCTAGTATGTTGTCTACAAAATTGAATAGTGGAACTAAAGCAGCTTGCATTTTAGTTATCATTATCGCAAAATCATTAGATATTAGTCTTGTAGTTTCACCGAACTTTTTGAGTCTTTCAGTTGCTTCGTCACCTATGACTTCACGCATTTTATCCATTGCAGCGTTTAATGCAGCTTGCTTTCCATTTACTTGTTCTATTAATTTTAATCGTTTTTCTTCTGCCGTTCCAGCTACACCTACTGCTTTAGCGAGTGCGTCTATATTTGGATTTACAGAACTCATTGCCTGTCCTAACTCGGATACAGAGGCAATTACTTGATTTATACTTTGAACTGCTGCTGTAGCTGCAATACCTCCTGCAAATCCACCCATTTGTCCGAACATTCCACCGATACCACCTCCTAAAGCTCCTGCTGCTGCGGTTACTGGACCTTGACCAAATAATAGAGGGAAACCTCCACTGATAAGAGCACTCCCAAAGTCAAAACCTCTTGTAGGAGAAGGCATCCTAAACCTTGGTATTGCTCTACTGAATCCACCAGCTTGACCTGTAGCTTTAACTCTTTGGTCTAGCATTTGAGCACTAGGAAGAGCAAGCATACTTCCACCTGGCCCTCTAGTGTTTAAGCTATCTTCAAAATCAAATCTTCCTGCTAGTCTTCCAGCAGAACTTCCTAAATTTCTGAGTTTAACTATTTGACCTAGAGTTTTAACTCTTTCTTGTAGTTGTTTATTAATTGTATCTTCTACTTTAACTTTATTCGTAACTTGAGTTTGTATCCCCTTTCTGATTAATTGTTCTTTTTGTAGTGTCTTTATTTGTTGTATTGCTTTTAGTATATTTTTCTTTGATAATTCAAATTCTCCCTGTAAAGCTTGATTATTGGCTCTTGTTAATAGTGACTTTGTTCCAATTAACTTATTTTCTTTGGTTATAGTTTTTAACCTGCTGTTTCCAACTGTTAATATTCGATTTTGCAGACTTAATGTTTTTTGTTCTAATTTAAGTTTTTGATCTGTAGCGGATAAAGCGTTTTTAGATGACTTAGACTCTTTTTTACCTAAATTTGATATTTCACTACCTATTGTCTTTAAGTCTTTCTTAACTTGAGCCGTATTTAATCTTATATTTACACTATATTCAGATGCCACTGATTTTTGCAGAATATACGGATATTAGAAGTTTAGCGTATTTTGCGAACTTGGGCTTGTCTTTTTGCTTTTTCGTAGGCTTCATTTTCTCTATCAGACTTCAAACTAAAATAAGCACTCCAAGCATATAGTTCTTGGACCGACATTTTTTCTCTTATTTCTTTTAAGGTGTATCCAAGAGTTTCTGCTATAAAAAATTGTAGATAAATAAAATTATCGTTTTTTAATTTAGCTTTTTACGGCATCGGGGCTTTCCTCCTCGCCCACTCCTTGCATTTTTGTCATTATGTCTAGCAAAACAGACAATGGTATTTCTCTACGAAGAGAAGGTAAATCTGCGGGTAAAAACATTTTTGCTCCTGATTCATCTTCAGCTTTTGTAACAATTACTTGTAACGCAAAATCAAGACTTCCTTCTTCCTGACCTTTATTCATAGCCATTAATGTACTGTTTATGGTATCTCTATCGGCTATTGTAAGAGGCGACCAGAATATTTTTAATATAAGCTCTTCTCCTTTAAAAATAGAGTAGCTACTGCGTTCTTCGACACTAAAGGCTTGCTTTAGTTTGTCTATTGCTCTTACTGGTGACATAAAAATTTGTATTTATTCTTGTAGTATAACTCAAAGTCTAAATTTAAGCACTCGTGCCTTTGTGCATTGTATAATTACGATTTGGTTTAAAGCCTACGATCTGAAATCCCTTATTAATATCTTTTTCTAAAAAGTTATTTTGTAAATAAACATAATACCAAAAAGGAGTATTTGGTTTTGGAGTTGTTTTTCTTTTTTCAGCAAATAGATCTTCATACATCTTCCCATCATAGGGACTACGCATAGCATTAATTACAAATCCTGCATACTCAGCTTTATTACCAACATAAATAGCTTTAGTTAGAGAAGTTACTATAGGATTTGCTCTTGAAGGAGCTTTTCTGCTTGTTTTTTGTGCATTTATATTGTTATCTTTTCTTGGAATAGTAGGTGCTACAGGACTTCCTGCTTTTACTTCCCAGGCAGTGTTAAACGTTCCAGTAAACCAGGGACTTCTGTTTTGTAGAGAAAAATGTATTTCTGAAGCTGCCTCACCCTTACCTTTCATTATCATGTAAGCCAGATCACCAGTAAGGTGTTTTATGTCTTTTATCTTAGGCATTGGCTGTAAAGTCGCAGTTAACCACACTCATAAAATGACTTTGGTCTTCTGTTACGACTGCTGATGGTCCGCTTATTTGTCCAACTCTAGGACTTACAGAAAAAGTATCCGTATAACCTGGGGCATTTACTGAAGTCATACCATCAATTACGGATTCAGCTATCGCAGCAGCTACAGCACTTCCTTTATTAGAAGGAGTCATTATTGCACATCTTATTGTTCCTGAGTAGTAATCTGATGCTGCTCCATGAGGCTGTATTGTAGATTGTTCAAAATCTAAATTCATCATCACATATTTTTTTGTTTTACCAGGAGTAGTAAAAGGCATATTGTCAAAAACAACTGTAACTGTGTTATCAGCAGTTATTACTGCGTCCTTGATTGCTGTTTCAAATGCTGCTCGTGCTTTTACTAAAGTCATTAGAAAATAATGTCTATTCTAAAAAGGTACTCTTGGTTGCCCTTATACGTTTTTATATCAGTAATTTTTGCTATTCTAGTCGATCCAGAAAATTGTAATGTTATTTCATCTTGTAGTAGTGGTTGGCTATCACCTATAAGATCAGGAGTAATGTAAACTCTGGCAACATTTTCTTGATAACCAGTTTCTTCAGTCGACTGTACAAACTCAACTGGCACTTTTATAGAATACGAAACATCAGTAGTTGATAATGCTCCAGTAGAAGTATTGTAAACAGGAGAAGTTTTTCTCGTATAAACAATAGATGTATCAAGAGATTCTCCTAAATCAGCAACAACTTTTTTTGCCACACTTTTTAATAATTTGTCTAGTTGACCTGCCATTATCCTCTAACCACTCTCATTTGAAAAGAACCTGCTCCACCTAATATGTAAGAACCCATATAACTTTGCAACCAAGGATAAACATCAAAAATATTGTTAATACTACCTGTGCCCTGACTTGATAAATTGTATTTAACTTGAATATCACCTAATTTTACTTCAGAAAAATTACCATCTTTACCTGTAGTGCCAGTTATAGCACCA